CTGGTTATGAACCAGACGCTGACGCTCAATCTTTTGAGCAAATATCAGATTTTGAGAATGGTGATGTTGATCCGAATGTGGGTCGAGACATCTCTTCACTTATTGCTAACGCATCAAGTCCAGAAGAATTAACCAATTTCTTAAAACGCTGATAGTCCATATCAAACCCTAATAGAAGGAAATTATGCCTATAACCCCAGCAACATCAACTACGACATCAACAATGTCGAACTTGATCCAGACTGCGTATGATAAGTATATCGAGTTTAACCTTCGCTCAGAGCCAATGTTCCGCAAGTTTGCGGACAAGCGTCCTGTCGATGTAACAAACCCAGGTAACACTGTCGTATTCCAGGTCTACACAGATCTATCACGTCAAACAACAGCACTAACCCAGACTGAAGATCCAGATGCAGTACAGTTGAGCAACACTAACCGTGTTAACGTAACAGTTAACGAGTACGGTAATGCTGTTATCACAACTGAAAAACTTGCTCTAGAGTCTTTGTCTGCAATTGATCCAGCAGTTGCCGACATGTTGTCTTTCAACATGCGTGACTCACTAGATTCTCTAGTATGGAGCAAATTGACATCACTTGCAACAGGACGTTACACAGGAACTTCATCTGCTGATGAATCAACCATTAATGGTGAGAACGTTTCTTCAAGCACAAGCGCAGCAAATATGACTGCAGCACTTTCTCGTAAAGGCGTTGCAAGACTACGTGGTGCAAATGTTCAACCTCGTGATGGTGGCTTCTACACAGCACTTATCCACCCAGATGTGTCTTATGACCTTCGTTCAGAAGCACAATCAAGCGGATCTGCTGTATGGCAACTACCTCATACCTACACCGAAGCTGGTGTTGGTAACCTATGGACAGGTGAGATCGGAATCTTTGATCAGGTTCGTTACATTGAGACACCTCGTGCAGAATCTATCTCAGGTTCTGGCACATCAAAGGTATACGCAACTGTTCTTCTTGGTAAGCAAGCTCTTATTGAAGCAGTTACTTATGAGCCAAAGACCGTTATCGGTCCAGTAACTGATAAGTTGATGCGTTTCCGTCCAGCTGGATGGAAGGCTCTTATTGGATGGAACATCTTCCGCAAGGAAGCACGTTACGTCATCCAGACGAAGTCAAGCATCGCACAATAGTTATAAAGAAGAGGGGCTGGCAACAGCCCCTCTTCACCCAACAACAATAAAAGGAGAAGGCAATGCCAAATGTAGGCGGAAAAGAATTTAGTTATTCCCCAATGGGAATGGCTATGGCTAAGAAAGCAGCCAAGAAGTCAGGCAAGAAAATGGTAGTAAAACCTGCTATGAAAAAAGCAATGGTTAAGAAAATGGGTAAGAAGAAGTAATGTCTTCTAGTGGCACTTATAAACGCCATGATGGTTTTAACCCAATGCAGATTAAAAATGGAATGGTAGTTCGTATAAACAAAGACGGACGTATCAAATCAATACTCGGAAAAGTTGGAGAGTACAAGAAGAATGGACCCAAGGCTTAAAAGAGCAGGTGTATCTGGTTTTAATAAACCAAAGAGAACACCGACACATCCTAAAAAATCTCATGTAGTTGTAGCCAAGTCTGGCTCCCAAGTAAAAACAATTAGGTTTGGTCAACAGGGCGTATCTGGCTCTCCAAAGAAATCTGGTGAGACAAAATCTTACCGACAAAGACGTCAGTCTTTCAAGGCACGTCATGCTAAAAACATTAACAAAGGTGTTATGTCAGCAGCATATTGGGCAGATAAGGTTAAGTGGTAATGACAAAGATATTTCGTGGACCTACTTACCGCTACAAACTTGGTCGTCCTAATGATCTTTGGTTTGTATCTTATCCAATTGGTAAGAGTGTAATCAAGAATAATGGAACATGGTCAACAGTTGTTGTCCCTAAAGACAGCGATCTTGCTACATACCAACGTGTATTGCGTGGCGGGTATGACAATATTATTACGGACGCTGAAGCTGCTGAGCTAACAGCAGCAGGTTATGGAGATTACATCTGGGATGAGTAACTGTAGATCTGGTTGTAAGACCCAAGACCATGCTAACTGGGGCGAATGTGCAAGAGCAGCAAATTTTAGTATTACAGATCCACTGGCTAATGCGGTATCCAAGCAAGCCAATTCAGAATTAGACGCATACAGAAATGCAAGAAAACAAGGTATTCAACCTAGATCCACAAAGATGCATGATATCAAGGCTGCTGTTATGGCATCCGATACTTTAGGAAAGGCGGTTCAAGCATAATGGCTACGTTAAATCAATTAACAGAACAAACGCTTGGTGAAGTTAGTGGTTATGTTAAGAACCAAGAGTCAGTAACTATTGCAACTAATACTGTTGCTGCTGGTGATGTATCAATAACAGTAGATGATGCCTCTGCTTTAAGTAAAGGTATTATTGAAATTGATGATGAATTAATATATGTAAAGAAATCAGTTGTAGCATCAGGAACAGTTCAGGTTTTAGGAACAAATGCTAATCCATCTGGTAGAGGGTGGCGTGGTACTACCGCCACTAGCCATGTATCTGGATCGGTTGTTAAGAACAACCCTATGTTCCCAAGGTCTCAAGTTAAACGAGCAATTTTAGAAACAATCAAGGGAATGAACTTTCCTGTTATTGCTAATGAATCATTTACATTTAATGGTACTGATTATTCTTACATAATGCCTGATGCTTTAGTAGATGTTACTGGAGTATCTTGGGAACTACCAGATTCTTCAGGAGTCTGGGGCTTAATTAAACGTTGGAGATTAGATACTAATTATCTAGATAGTGGATCTACCAAGCAAGCTTTGATTTTAAATGAAGCTCCTATGCCTGGTCAGACCGTTCGTGTTCAATACACAAAGTTTCCAACAACTATTACTGATAACCAAGAGTTAACAGTAAGTGGTTTACCAACATCGTGCGAAGATGTAGTTCGTCTTGGTGCTATGTATCGACTGTTATCAACAGTCGACCCAGGTAAGGTAATTGCTACATCGGTATCTGCTGATGCTTTAGATCAACCTGTTTCAGCTGGTGCTTCTACAAATACAGCAAAATATATTTTCCAGCTTTATACCGTCCGCTTAGCGGAAGAGGTAGCAAAGCAACAAGACAACTTCCTAAACACTATCCAGTACTCGAGGTAATAAATGCCAACACCGTCACGCTATTATAGTTCGAATGCTGCTAAGACAACTTTAGCGGATTCAATATCTTCTTCAGCAACCAGCTTAACGCTGTCTGCTGCATCTAATTTACCCGCACAATATCCTTACACACTGATCCTTGAAAAGGATACAGCCAATGAAGAGGTTATTGAGGTAACTGGTCTTGTAGGTTCTTCTTATCAGATCACACGTAACATTGACTCATCTGGTGCTAAGGCACACGCTGTTGGTGCTAACGTCGAACACGGTGTATCGGCTAGAGACTTTACAGAATCAAGAGCACATGAAGTAGCAACTACCAGTGTTCACGGTGTATCTGGTGATGTTGTTGGTACAGGCGGTTCTCAAACATTAAGTGGTACTAAAACATTATCTTCAGCAATTATTACTGCTGCTGGTAATCTTAATATGGCTACATACCGTATTACAAATGTACCTACTACGCCAACAAGTTCTACTGATGCAGTTAACCAAGCATATGTAACTAGCATTTCTGGGTCTGCTACTGATGCAGCCAATAGCGCAACCGCTGCAGCAACTAGCGCAGCTAGTGCTGCTACATCAGCTTCATCCGCAGCCACAAGCGCATCTAGCGCAGCAACAAGTTTTTCTTCAGCAGCAACTCAAGCAACCGCAGCAGCCACTTCAGCCACATCCGCTGCAGCATCTGCTACCGCTGCTGCAACATCAGCAACATCGGCAGCAGCCTCTGCCACTGCAGCAAATACATCACAATCTAGTGCATCTACATTTGCTACCAGTGCTGCAACCTCAGCATCATCTGCTGAAACTAGTGCTACTAGTGCAGCCAACTCAGCCACGGCAGCAGCGTCATCTGCAACAGCAGCAGCAAGTTCTGCTACCGCAGCAGCCACCTCCGCAACCAGTGCAGCAAACTCTGCAACAACAGTTGCTGGTCAAGTTGCAAATAGCCTTATTCGTGATATGGGATCTGTTGTAGATACTGACACAAGTACTGGTACATGGGTTTCATTATCTTCCATAGAAGCCAACGTAAATGCTTCAGCATCTAGTGCTGCAACTTCAGCTTCTTCTGCTGCAACTTCAGCTTCTTCTGCTGCCAACTCTGCTACAAGTGCTGCAACTTCTGCTGCTTCCGCTACTACCGCTGCATCAAGTGCTGAATCATCAGCAACCACTGCTGCTGCTTCTGTTGCAACCATTGCAAGTTATGCAACTGCTGCTGCCACATCAGCAACCTCTGCAGCCAATAGTGCCACTGCTGCTGCTACAAGTGCGACATCGGCTGCTAATAGTGCTACCGCCGCTGCTTCAAGTTCAACAGATGCAACAGCATCTGCAACATTAGCAAATGACTGGGCAACCAAAACAATTGGTACTGTAGCAGGTGGAGAATATTCTGCTAAGTATCATGCTTTGGCTGCAGCAACTTCGGCTACCAGTGCAGCAACAAGTGCAAGTTCAGCAGCAACTTCAGTTGGATCTGCTTCTACATATGCAAGTAATGCACTAACAAGTGCCAACTCTGCTGCAACTAGCGAAACAAATGCTGCTACATCTGCAGCAAGTGCAGCAACATCAGCGTCTTCAGCAGCAACTTCAGCAAGCTCAGCTGCTGCTAGTGCTTCTGCAGCAGCAGGATTTATACCTGCTATCTCTGCAGGAGTAAGTGGGTATTTCTTAACTAATAATGGAACTTCCGCTAATTGGGCAAGCCTATCAGATTGGGGAACAATAATATAATGGCTTTTGCATTTCAACGACGTCGAGGTACAACCTCACAGCATGACTCCTTTACTGGTCTTCTAGCAGAACTTACAGTTGATACAGATAAGGAAGTAGTAGTAGTACATGACGGTTCAACAGCTGGTGGCTTTCCGCTATCTAAGCAACGCAACTTCATCTCTGCTCAAACAGGTACAACATACACACTTGCATTAACTGATGCGGACAATATAGTCACAGCAAACAATGCTGGTGCAATTACAGTAACAATTCCACCGTCAGTGTTTACGGCAGGGGATCGCATTACTGTTATTCAAAAGGGTGCTGGTCAAGTTACATTTGCACAAGGTTCAGGAGTTACCATTAACTCTACTGGTGCTACAGCAACTGCTCCAAAGTTGAGAGCACGTTACTCAGCAGCGACTATTGTGGCTGAATCAGGAACAGTATTCTACGTAGTAGGTGACATCGCCTAATGTCTCCTATTCTAACTGGAGTTATTGCCTCTGGGATAAGTGGAAACTTAACTCCAAATGCACCAACAATTGGAACAGCAACTGCTGGTGATGCAAGTGCTACGGTTACGTTTACAGCTGCAGCCTCTGGACCAGTTGCAACATCATTTACTGCTGTGTCTTCACCAGGTTCAATTAGTGCAACTGGTGCATCATCGCCACTTACTGTCACTGGCTTAACAAATGGAACAGCATATACATTTACTGTATATGCTTCTAATGCTCTTGGAAATTCACCTTCAAGTGCAGCATCTAATTCTATTACACCTCAATCAGCATCAGTAAATAACTTTTTATCTATTGAAACCAGAACAAGTTCTATTGCATACATGTACGACCTTAGACTTGAAAGTAATGGCACAATATACACATGTGGAGGTGTTGTAGATGGCACAAATAGAGATTCTCAAATAAATAAATATTCAAGTAATGGAACAAGAAGTTGGGGTAGAACATTTTATAGAAGTTCTGGATCAAGATATGAGTATTCTATAGGAACTGTTGTAGATTCATCAAATAATGTTTACAATATTTCAAATCCAGATTATGGTTCGCAAAGTCTTCGTATTTCCAAAGTAAATTCAGATGGAACGTTTGCTTATTCTAGAAATTATAATCCTGGCAGTGGTAATGGATACATAACATCTTCTACAGTAGATCCAAGTGGAAATATTATTGTATCTGGAAGAGGATATTATGATGGGTCTGGTGGATGGCAGCTTACAACAATGAAATTTAACTCAAGTGGCGCACTTCAATGGCAAAGACGATATGGAACTTCTCCTGAAGATTTCATTGGCTATGGGACTGTTTGTGATTCTTCAGGTAATATTTATGTTGCTGGAGCGAAAGGCACATTGGGAACAGCTTCTTCTTATAGAGGATATGTAATTAAATATAACTCTTCAGGAGTTTTGCAATGGCAGTATCAATACAATGAAGGAACTCTTGGTGGAGGTTTATACAATCTAAATATAGATAGTAATGATAATTTATATGCAACTGGAGAAGTAGGAACTACGACATCAACAATTTCAACACTTTTAAAACTTAATACAAGTGGAGACATTGTTTGGCAAAGAAAGTTTATAAATGGCACAGGTTGGTATTACCAACCTACTTTTGATAGTAGTGGAAATATTTATATTTCTGGAAGTGATGGTACTGACTCTACCTGGTTTAAATATAATTCTTCGGGAACATTACAACTACAAAGAAAAATAACAAATAACAGGTTTGCTCAATCCGTGCATAATTCTGGATCTTTACATTTCTTAGGAAATACAGCAACTCAACATGTATTATCAAAAGTTCCTGCTGATGGATCCAAAACTGGAACATATACTGTTGGCGGAATAACTATGGTGTATTCTACAGCATCTTTAACAGATGCAGCTGGCACTTTTTCAAAATCAACGCTTAGTTATTCAGATGTGGCAAACAACTGGACTGAAACAACAAGTGGAAACACTACAAATAACAGTAAATTGTTAACAAGATCTGTTACATCGATATAGGAGAAAAAATGGCATATATAAATCTAGATACTATGGAATATCCAAGATATCCAGGAGATGTTGAGTTAAATCCAACCGCAAACTGGCAAGAGGTGGAGCAGACAGATCCACCAGCAATTGAAAGTAACCAAATTTTTTATCAACTACCACCTGAAAATATAAATGGTCGTTGGGTATCTGTTTGGGAAGTTAGAGACTTAACGGAAGAAGAAATTAAACTAAAACAAATTATGAGATTAAGGGAGAAAATAAGATTTGGAGCTTATCTTTCTCAAGAAGAAGCTAATCTTTTAATAGAACTTTAAAATAAAAATAAATTTTTTATAATAAACTAAAGGAGAAATAAATGGACAGATTAAAGCTAACAACAAAGCAAAAGGCAATACTTAAGTCATACCTTCGTGGTGTATTAGTTTCATTCTTAGGATTCTTAGCAAGCAATGAACTTGGATTAGATCCAATTGTATCTATTGCCGTTGCTGCTATCGCTGGTCCTGCAGCCAAAGCTTTGGACAAAACTGAAGATGAATACGGAATAGGTTCAGAAAACTAATGTCTACCAACGAATGGGCTGGTATCGCAGTAGCGGTAACCACAATAGTCGCCAGCTTTGCTGGCTCAGTTCGTTGGCTGGTAAAGCATTACCTTAATGAACTTCGCCCGAATGGGGGTAGCTCGATAAAAGATTCCATTTCTAGATTAGAAACTAGAATTGACAATTTGTTTGAACTAGTGGCAGGAAAGAGTAATGAATGAAACCTGTAGTCAAGAAAGCCACACCTGCTGCAATTGCTGTGCTGCGCCAAGCGACGGCATTGTTTCCCAAGAGGAAGAAAGCAAGCGATGGTCTACTACCATCTGCTGCTCACCTACAAGCCAGTCCTGATTCAGATCACAACACTGGTCTAGCAGCAGACTTAACTCATGATCCTGTTGGTGGAGTAGATTGTAAAGATATTTACAATCGACTTAAAGAAGATAATAGAGTTTCTTATTTAATATTTGATGGTCGCATTTGGTCTAAACAAAAAGGCGATAGAAAATATACTGGCTCCAATAAGCACGTAAAACATTTACATATATCTATTAAAGATGAATGCGCTAATGATACATCACCATGGTTTAAATGGATTGAACAACCAAAAAAGAAGTAGGAGATAAAGCATGGCAACTACCAATAAATATCTTAAAGGTGATTTGCCTATTGCAATCAGCACCAATATTCCTACTGCGTTGGTTAGATACCAACGTGAGGATTTTGCTGCTAGTTATGCCATAGGTAATACTCCTTGGCTATCAGCTGCATCTGACAACAACCGTATTAGTCGTATTACTACGACATACCAGAAAGAACGTATTGACCAAAGCGCAACTGCTGGTGAGCAGTCGCTATCTAACTGGTGGTTAAGATCTGCTACCTCATGGCACCATGGTGCTGGCGAAAGATTCTATGACGCCGAGTCATCTGATCTATTTAGATTCTATGAATCAAACAACGTAGATCCTTGGACTCTTGGTGAGCTTAAGTTATTACCAGCAACTACACAGTTAAGTACATCAGCAGCAAGTCACCCAGCAACTGTATCAGGTGGTACATTTTTTATATCAGGCGGTAACGTAAATTTTTATGATGGAACTACAAATACATCAACTTCTTTAGGAACATCTACTACCGCACAATCATTAACATCAGATGGTACCTTTGCAATTGTTGGTGCTACTGATGGCATCTATCAGGTGAGCACAGCCTTGGCTGTAAGTAAACTATGGAACAAGCCAAACGCAGTAACAACAATAACCGTTCAGGCAATTGGTTATGTTAAAGATCGTATTGTTGCTGGCATTAAACATGATAATACTGGTATGTATTTATATGAACTATCTCGTAACCCAGGTTCTCCTCCTGCCACTATGTCTAACACTGAGCAAAGGTTTACTTACCCAAATACATCTTTAACATTTAACTCTATATCAGAACTACCTGGTTCTATTATAGTTGGTTACACACAGGGTATAGTATCTAAAGTACAGTCTTATACAATCAATGTATCATCTCCATTAGCTGCTATTAATGATCCAACTATTATTGCAGAACTACCTAGAGGCGAAACATTAAATCAAATTCGTTTATATTTAAATGAGTTTGTTGTTATTGCTACAACTAAAGGTGTTCGTGTAGGTGCAGTCGGTACGGACGGTACATCATTTGTATATGGACCACTTAATGTTGAAGGCAATGTCTCCGACATTGCATTTGATCAGTCATATGTATACGCATGTAGAGATTATGCAATCTCTGGATCCACTGGTTTATGGAGAATTAATCTAGGGCAGGCTGTTGGTAGTGGCTATGCCTATGCATCTGACTTGGTTATTGATAGTAGTACAGTAACTGGAGTTTCCTTTATTGGCTCAACAGGGCGTAAGTTTATTACTACATCTACTGGAATATGGCTGGAATCAGCCACGGTTAAAGCAGCATCTGGTTATTTAAAATCTGGCTGGATTAGATGGGGTACTAGTGAAAGAAAACAACCAGTATCTTTATTAATTAATTCAGATCCAGATGGTTCTGGAACGCTTGGTTTTACAGTTGAAGATCCAGGTACTCAGTTATTAACTATCGGTTCTGTACCTATTGAAACAAGTATTGAAATTACTTTAGCTGGTTATGTTTCACCAGCAGATCATTTTGAAATTACATTTAACTTTACTAGAGATTCATCTGATACTACTAAGTCTCCTATACTTGAGGAGTGGCAGATACGTGCATTACCTGCACCACAAAGATCTAGAACATTAACCATTCCATTACTATGTTATGAAGAGGAACGTGACCCTAATGGCAATACCAGAATCTCAGTACCATGGGAACGAATCCAATACCTTGAGCGTATTGAACAGAATGGTGGAGCAGTATTGTTCCAAGACTTTTCAAATGGAGAAGAAAGAATCTGTGTTATCCGTGCTATTCAGTTTGAGCAAATTGCACCTCCCACTTTTGCGAGCGGGTTCGGAGGAATAGTAACTCTTCAGTTGCAAACTATTGACACTGAACAAATTGTTTCTTAATGGATACAAATAAATTATTGACACTTGTTGGACCAGATGAAAGAAGTGAGCTAGTCACGAAAGTTCGTGTGGCTCTTAATGTTGCTGGCGATGATGTGCTTGATGCTCCCCTACAGGAAATGTTAAAAGGGTTGCAGCGTCGCTATGACATCCCAGCAGTCGGGTGCATCAATATAGCCACGCTGGATGCGCTCGCAGTTGCTCCACCAGAATGGTAGGGCTAGAAGGAGAGGGGGATCTTAATTGATCCCCCTCTTTTTTTATTTATATAATCTTTTTTAACCAGACCTGAGAGTTGTCTTCTATCTTTTCAACTCTTCCAATAAGTAAATGACACAATACATCTATTGCATATTTTGGATCATAGAAGTCACCTTTATTCATGGTCCATATATAATCATCAAATGCAATTAGTCCACCAATAACTGTTTGTTCATATGCATTCATGCCATCACGCAATACAGCAAATGCAGAATGATCACCATCTACATATATAAAGTCATAACCCCCACCAGACATAGCAAAGAAAACATCACTTCTTTTTTTGGTTGGTATTATTTTATTCTTCTCAATAGCTTCTTTATTCTTTTGGTAGTATGTATCCCATACATCATTCCAATCCATATTTTTATGGATCTCTTCATCAGACCCTTGCCATGTATCTACATCTATGAGGCTAGAGGATTCATGCTGAAGGATGTTATCTACCATCCATTTAGATGCATCTCCTGTATATGCGCCTATTTGAACACAGCGCAAGGCTGTGTTCGATAATGGCAGTAAATGTTTTTCAAAGTTTATTCTTGCATTACTACCTTCAAACCAATTTGGGTATGTCATAGTTTCCTATTCTTTTCACGGCTCGCCTTGAGCGAGCCTTTCCCACCCACCACCCTTTAACTTTATCAGATTATTGGTAAGAACTACAAGTGTGTCGTTACCAAGGAATGTCACTTGGTTGTATTACTCTTCTGGTATGAATGAACTTCCTCCGCATAGATCCTATAGCCAGTTATCTACTTGGCAATCCTGCCCACAGAAATACTATCTTAGCAAAGTAGCTATGGTTCCAGAGAAACCTGCGGTATATCTTGCTGCTGGTTCAGCTGTCCACTCCATGCTGGAGTGGCTCAACCATGAGTTCTATAAGAAGCAACTTGACAATTGATCAACGTGGTATACCAAGCAATGAGTGTATCAACTGTGGCTCAAACATACAGGTTATTCGTGCAATCTTTAATGACTATGAATTGGTTATGTGGTTCCTTGATTCTTTCTGTGCGAACTGCGGTTCGCCTATGACCGCACCTACCCCTGTGGATAACCCTGATTACAAAGAGGGTGATGATGAACTCTATTGATTTGACACAGAAGTGGCTTGAGGTATTTAATGATGCCGTCAAGGAGACCGAAGAGAAATCTGGTATTCCCTCGACAGAGTGGAAGACGGCTGGACGTAAGACCACCTTACGCCCAGACGGAGAAGATCTATCGTTCTGGCAAAGCGATGGACTCAAGCAGGTAGAGGCGTACCAGAAATGGTACGAGTCTTCTGGTTGGCAAATTGCTACGATGCCTGATGGTCGTCCTGGAATTGAATGGGCAGCAGATGTTCACTTCGGGGGAACACCAGTTCGCTTTATTGTTGATGCGATCTACCAAGTAGGGGAAGACTTGGTAATCGTTGATTACAAGACAGGTTCTAGGACACCATTCGGTATGATCCAAGCAGGCTTGTATGCCTCTGGTATTGAAAAAGCTTTAGGTGTTCGCCCTAAGTGGGGCGCATTCTTTATGACAAGACAAGGTACGCTTGACGATCTTATAGATCTGTCGCACCTTACAATAGATTATTTTGAATATGTATTTGGTGCAATGAACCATTCGGTATTGAACGGATGGTTTCCACCATCCGTCGGTGATTCATGTCGGATGTGTTCATTCCAATCTCAATGCCCAGCGATGGGCGGTACAGATTTCCCACTGAAAATACCAACAACCAAGGGAAAGAAAGGATGAACATAGATGACTGAATCTAAGTTCTCGTATACAGGTAAACTAAACAGCACAGACTTATTCACCGTAAGAGGTGATAGTGCTGAGGAGTTTGCTACCAACATGCAAGCTGCAGTTGAGGCAATCAAGGCAGCAACTGAACTACAGATCGCACTAGGTGGTCGTGGTGGCATGACATCAATGGATAAAACGGTACAAGCATTAACTAATGCTGGATTAAATCCAACAGTAGTTAGTTCTGGACCTACCTCTATTGAGGTTGTCAAAGATAAGTACAACAATGAATGGACATATGGACACCCAGATGCTCCAGATCTACCAGATGGTCGTGGCAAGTACGCTAAGAAGAAGGGCGTATCCAAAGCTGGCAAAAACTATGTAGGTTGGTTTGATCCTGCAAAAGGACCAAAGCCATTTACAGTAGGCGCAGTAGAAGCCGAAACAATCTGGACTAAGTAATCCATGCGTACCTTATTGCAAGTAGTAGGAGTGGAATCTCCAGCAGGGCATGCCCTTCCTGAGATTCTTCCTCAACTCACCAGCAACCAAGTTGTATTCCGTCAGGCACAATTACATTTGGTTGCAGCGCAACCAGGTGGTGGTAAAACCATGCTTGCTTTATGGTACGCAATTACATCTAAAACTCCAGCCTTATATTTTTCAGCAGACTCTGATTCTCGAACGATTGCTCTTCGTGCAGGCGCAATCCTTATGGATAGATCAGTAACTGATGTGGAAAGAATGATGGACTCGGAGGCATCTGTCCTCCTAGAAGATGCACTGGCTGATGGTGCTGGGCATATTCGATTTAGTTTTGATCCGTCTCCTTCTTTACAAGATATCGAAGAAGAGATTGAAGCTTGGATTGAATTGCACGGTGCTCCACCATCAGCAATTTATATTGATAACTTAATGAACGTCGCTGCAGTTAGCGACAATGAGTGGACAGCATTGCGTGATGCAATGTCTGCATTCCATTACATGGCTAGAGAATATGAATCAGCATTCGTAGTTCTACACCATGTATCTGAAAATGAAAAGATGTCTAAGCCTAACTACCCAGCACCACGTAAAGCTTTAATGGGTAAGGTCTCCGCCTTACCTGAACTGGTACTGAGCGTAGCGTTAGATGGTATAGCCAATGCATATAGAGTTGCTGTTGTAAAGAATCGCCATGGTAAGGCTGATCCAACAGCAGAGAACTATGTAACTTTATCTGTTGAACCAAGTCATATGAGTTTATATAACTCTCCTGCTGAACTGCAAAGAGCAAGGACAATGAGACAATGGCAGTAATAGAATTAACTGAAGATGAGATTATGGATTCACTTAGGTTTATCCACAGGGTTAGAAAGAACAAGAAGGAGTTTGATGTTACGGATCGTAAGTTTGATAAAAATAATTCCTCGTATTCCGTCAATCTTATGGGTCGCTTGGGTGAGGTGGCATGTGCTAGGTTCCTTGGGCTACCGACGGATAACACGATTACGCCTGGCGGTGATAACGGAAACGACCTCCAAACGGTATTGGGAAGATCTATACAGGTTAAGACGTCGACACTACCGCAATTAATATTTAATGCACCAGAGTTATTTGTTTCTGATCTGGCTGTACTTGTAAAGTTTTCTGGGGATAAACAACTTCCACATGTGGATAGTTTGTTTGATGTTATTGGTTGGACAACACGAGAAAATTTTCTTGCTAATCATTACTTACATGACTATGGTTACGGCACTCGATTAGTAATGGACGCTGATCAACTACAACCAATAGAGGTGCTTGTTAATGAAATATCCAGACTTCACTAGTGCAACTTGCAGAGGTATCGGAGTAGAATTTTTTTACCAAGAACATAGCACTGCATCTAGTAGTGAAGAACGGAAAGCTAAAGCAATCTGTAAGGAGTGTCCAGTAATGCAAGCTTGTTTAGAGTGGGGTCTTGCTCACGAATCATTTGGTATATGGGGTGGCACTTCACCTAGAGAAAGAATGCGGATGAGAAAAAAACTTGGTATAGAAGTTGAACAGATATTAGTGAATCATTATGTCAACACCAAGTAAACGTAAAGGCTCGCAGTATGAGCGTGATGTAGCTAAGTGGTTAGTCGCTAATGGTTTCCCTTGTGCTGAGCGGGCGTATGGTGCAGGTCGTCATGATGATGTTGGTGACATTGATGGAATAGATGGTGTTGTAGTAGAATGTAAGAATGAAAAAAAGATAGATCTCTCTGGGTATCTAAAAGAGTTAGACAATGAAATGACTCATGCAGATGCCGAGACTGGAGTGGTGCTAGTAAAAAAGCGTGGCACTACAAATGTCTCAGAGTCGTATGCAGTAATGCCAGCGCAACTCTGGGTCGATCTGCTAAAACAGGCAGGTTACAATGGACATAGATAACAAGGTGACAGTTAGTTATCAGATGAAAAGAGGTAACTATGCGGTTGAAGATAATGACCGTATTAACTATGTTGATAGTAATATCAACACCAGCGTTAGCCACATCCCCAGTTCTAACAGTGGAGAAAGTTCTCCCGACATTGAACAAGGAAGAAGCTTTAATGTTGGCAATAAGCACGGTAACAACAGACAAACGAGAGGCTGCTTGTGCGAAGAAGATTGCGTACAAAGAGAGCCGTTACAACATCGACTCGTACAACAAATCGAGTGGTGCTCGTGGAGTATGGCAGTTACTCTGGGGAAAACCAGATTGGTCCATACTAAAACAGACATCAGAAGCACACAAGTATGTGCTTCATCGATACGGAACTTGGTGCGAGGCTTGGTCGTTCCATCAAGAAAGGAATTGGTATTAAATGAATCAACCTGAATTTCTTGAAGCAGTCTTTAATCATTATGGTTTAACCTTGCCACAAGGTGAGAAATCTATTCTCTGTCCTGTGCATGATGATTCACGTAAGTCTGCTTCAGTTAATTCAGATAAGGGTGTCTGGGTATGTTATGCCTGTCATGGTAGTGGCTCTGGTATACAGATAGTCATGGCTCGTGAGAAGCTAACATACTCAGAGGCTCGTAAGTGGGCAGAGAAAAACATAGGATCAGAAAAGAGTAAAGAGTTTGCCACGCCTATGCGTGGCAGAAGACGAACCAATGGTCGGTGGACACCGCCAAGATTGCGGAAGTAATGACAACCATTATTGGTATACAAAAGAATGATCACTGCGTTATCGCAGCCGACTCTCGTACAACTACAGAGAAGGGCAGACCATACTCTCATCCTATTATTACAAAGATTACCAAGCGTGGTAAGTATTTAATTGCAGGAGCTGGCACGACTATGCCATGCGATACGATCCAACACATCTGGAAACCACCAGCACTACCACCTTCAATCAAGGATCAATATCATTTTATGATTACAGATATAGTTCCAAGTATGCGTGAAGCTTTAAAGGAGAATGGCTGGGTAGCAGATGATAAGTCAGATGACTATGAGTTTTTATTTTTAATTGCAGTTAATGGGATCATCTATGAAGTAGATGATACCTTCTCGGTATTCTTACGTGATGATGGTATATATGGGATAGGATCAGGATCTTCTTACGCAGTTGGTGCGGTACAACAAGGCGCAACTTGGCGTAAGGCGTTGCAGATAGCAGCGAAGAATGATGTGTATACTGCACCTCCATTCATAATGCACAGGCAGGAGAAGAGATAGTGGGAAGACTTAGTTTATATGCAGGGTTCAACCGTCTTTATTGTTGGGGTCTTGGTATCAATTACCATACTATGACTTCAGTATATGAAGATTTAGATTCTCTTGACTTGATTGAGTATGTAGATGCCAGAGTAATACGTTTTGATTTCCTAATATTTTATATTAACATCACCCAATGGGCGAAGCAGGAGTGGGATGAGAACTAATCCAAAGCTAATTGAACTCTGGACTAGGGCAGCCAAGCAATACCACGATGCTCTTGCTGGTTCACCAGCAGAGGCTTACTTAAAAGAGCGTGGGATTCTTGATGGTGCTAGTCGGTTCATGCTTGGGTATGTATCAGAGGTAGCACCTGGACATGAGGATAGAATCAAGAACCATTTATCTATTCCATATATAACTGAGGCTGGTGTGGTTGGGTTTAAGTTCCGTCGTATCGACGGCGGAGATCCTAAGTACATGATACCTACTGGTCAGAAGCACCACCTATATAATGTTGATGCAATACTCAACGCCATTAATAAAGTTCTAATAGTAGAAGGAGAAATAGATGCAATCAGTGCAACACTTATTGGTCATCCTGCTGTCGCTGTTGCAGGAGTTAACGCTTGGAAGCCTCACTTTGCTCGTTGCTTTGATGGGATAGGTACGGTAGTAATCTGTACTGACAATGATGCTAAAGAAGATGGATCAAATCCTGGGCAGGAATTAGCTAGAAGATTACAAGATGCAATACCTCAAGCGGTGCGTGTGTCGCTACCACCTGACAGTGATGTTAATAGTATAATTTGTAACCAAGGAGCGCAAGCATTGACTGACTTAGTCAATGCAATTAACTAGAAAGGTGCTCCGTTGGCGACTGAAAAATCAGACCAGCTAATCCTCGAGTTCGAAGAGGATGCTCAGAAAATATATGATGAGTTGCTGGCAGTTCTTGTAAAGAAACAAATAGATTATGGTCCATTCAATATCTGGAATGCACCTGGTGGTGCAACCAATGGGTTAATGGTTCGTATGTCAGACAAGTTGGAGCGATTAAAGAATCTGATATATAAGAATGTTAAACCTAATAACGAATCATTAGAAGATTCGTTTGTTGATATTGCAAACTACGCAATCATTGCATTGATGGTGCAGCGTGGGGTATGGGCTAAGCATGCCAAGAAATCGGAATAAGACTTACGAAGAGCAACGGATCTCAAGGATCCGTTCTTATGGAATAAGTGTTGATGATTATAATCGTATGCTTGAAGAACAAAACGGCGGATGTTACATCTGTGGTAAATCATATACACATCGTGCTCTTGATATTGATCATGATCATGAGACTGGCAAGGTGCGGGGTCTCTTGTGTTCGCCTCACAATAGAGTACTAGGTTTACTTAACGATGATCCAGAGATGTTAATGGCAGCGCATGCATATTTAATTAAAGAACATGACTGAGTTAAACCGTGATCATCCAATATGGGATGAAGTTAATGAGATTAATATATCTTTGGCTTGGGGTTTATCCAAGCGTTACCATAGATTTGTAGAGCTTGAAGATATTAGACAGGCAATGAATGAGTATGCTTGGAAACGCAGAGATAAAGTTGCTGAGTATTTAATTCGTGAAGATCCTATTGAAATTAAACAGGGATATAAAGCATTCACTACGTTCATGCGTAGGGCTGGCGAGCGATACGCTCGCAAAGAGAAGGCTCGCACACTTGGTTATGAACTAGGTGATGAGTACTTCTATCGCTTAGATTTAATTGAGAACTTAATTAAAGTTGCTGGTACTAATGAATCATACTTGGCTAACCAAGTCTTTGATCCAGATATACATGGAGTCAAGGCTAAGAAGCCAGCCAATGAAGGCAACAATCTGGCAGCGATGATTGCTGATGTATCCAGAGCAATGAAGAAACTAGATCCCAGAATGCAAGGCATCCTGACATCTAGGTTTGTTAACGACATGCCACTTGCAGACATAGCCGAGGCTTGGGATATCTCACCTCAGCGTGTGGAACAATTGGTTGCCAAAGGAATAAAAGATATAGCAGACAAACTCGGAGGGATGACACCGTACTAATGAAGAAGAAACCATTTTGGAAAACAACTAATCCAAAGAAGACATCAACACCACTAACACCTGAACAGAAAGCTGAAGCACGTGCTCGTGCTAAGGCAGCAGGTAGACCATACCCAAACTTAATTGATAATGCAGTGGTAGCAAGAAAGAAAAAGAAATAGTGCCAACCTTTGACTTCAAATGTATGAACTGTGAATCAGTCGTTGAACTAATCATTACCGATGATCCGTTCCCTAAGTGTGAGAGATGTGATGTCACACTGACTAAAGTATTTACACCACCAGCCATTCACTTTAAAGGTGGAGGATGGGGTGGTGACCATGTCAAAAGCTAAAGATAGAATCATGATTACTTGGTGCGACAATGGCACCACTGATGGAAAGTTTACGCAAGGATTGGTGTATACAATTCTAACCAGTGGTTTGCCCATTGCATCAGCCCAACGTGTACAAGGTAATCAGATAGGCAGACAAAGACAAACAGCATTTGATACATGGCATCAACAAACAGATATCGAATGGATCTTATGGATAGATTCAGACATCGTTCTTACGAACGATGCTGCTCATAAACTCTGGGCTATGGCTGATGCTAAAGAAAGACCAGCAGTTACTGGCACATACTTCATATCTAAACAGAATGAGCAGGCACTTATGGAGCCATACCCTGCGCTGTTTATAGCCCATCCCACAGATAAATATGTAATGTCATACGCTCATCCACTTGAACCAAACGCTATGGTCAAGGTTGATTACGCTGGCTATGGATTCTTTCTCATGCACAGATCAGTGGCTGACAAGATGCGTAAGGTTCATGGTAAAAGACCATTGTTTATGGAGAGTTCTACTGGTGAAGACGATCAGTTTATATCGGAAGACATTCAGTTCTTCATGTTAATGAAGGAAGCTGGCATCCCACTTTATGCTCACACTGGAGCAACAGTTCAACACATGAAACGATTTGCATTTGATGAAGACTTCTATAAATTATATTGGGTAACCAACATGGCTGCACGAGGGAAAGAAAAAAAGGCGGAGGCATAACGCCCCCGCCTTTAGTTTATTTCTTGGATACGGTAGAGAAGAACTCTCTACTCTTTGCGTCTAGATTCTTTAATGTCTGATACATCTCTGTCTTACCTCGTTGGTAACCATAATAGTTACCAACCCAGTATGCAGTTAGACCCGCAAGGATCTGCATCAACAAAGTAAATCCGTTGTAGAACATTACTTGGTTACTCCTATTCTTTTGAGTAGGTCATCTGGATTTTCCAGACGAACGATTGATCCCTTACCACCTGTGTCTGGTGATGAAAGATTGGGGAAGAACTTCTCCGCTTGTAAGCGGGTACTGAACTCACCCCATGCTTGCACTGGAACCCAGTCTGCCAATTTTGCTACGACAATAAACGATTCTCTCTTGGTTCTAGATTTATCTAGAGCCTCGATGATTTCAACCGCTAGTTCCGCAGCATCTTCGGAGTTCTCGGCGTCAGGATCTAGTAGCTTTGCTACTAGTTTTATTTCTGTTGGACGTGGCTTGCCCATCACTCTCCTTCTCGACCTTGTGTTCCCTTACATAGATGTCACAGTCATCAGTTACTTCTGAGAAGTAATCCATGTGAGCACCAGCCATCCATAATACTTCATGCCTAGTGTCACCACTTCCCATGGTGTCGTGATACCCACAGTACCACGACCACCCAGCGAGTTGTTTAACCTGCAGACTAGGTGGTCTAGCCTGCAGGATTTCTTTATTGATTAACTTACCCATTCGGTATCTCCTCTGGAGACATAACTACAATGTCAACCATTGCTTCCTCTGTCTCCTTGTGTATGTCTGACTCTATAAGTTCGGGCTCATCTTTTTCTCCTGCATAAATATGCAGGTAATCAAGAGCCTTGATTATATAGTTAGCCATACGAATAGATATCTTTGGTGGTACGAAGGGAGTTGGATTATCCAACTCATCAACGTACTTCTGTAATGGATTCTCCATTAGATTCCTTTCGTTAGTAGGTCAAGAGCTTTGCTCTTGATACGATCAGCCGAACCTGTGATGATGCGCTCGGCTCTAACTGAATCAGCCTTGTGACTGTAGTGATCTGCATACTCCACGATAGATTGGAACACACCGAATCTATTTCCTTTTAGTTCTTCTTGAGTACCAGTCTCACCACGATAGATTGCTTTAGCAGTCTGACGTGCCACTACTGCTGAGTTGTACTGACGCTTCTGTCCTGCACTTAACAGTGAGTAAGGTGAGTTCTCGATGATGCTTGGTATAGACCACATCTTATTAAAGATGGCATCCACTTCTGCATCTGAGATCTTCTCGTTGATAAGTTTGTTACCGATAAGTTCATAGAACTTAATACCTTCATAGGTAACTGGGATGATGCGCTTGATATCTTCGATCTTGAACTCAGCATTGGTTGTGTGCTTGAGTGTATATGTACCAGTCTTAGCAAAGATACCTGCTATCTGATTGGTGCAACGCAAGCGTTGGATTGATGGTGATATCTGCAGTGCAGTTGAACCATCATGTGATGTTCTTGCTACAAGGTAGCAAGCATGAGGATCGTTGGCTATCTTAACTTCGTTAGGTAGCTCGAGCACCATGTATACCTGCGCTCCACCTTTAACCTCACCAGCGAATGCATATCTTGCATCACCTGAATCAACCAGTGCATCTAGACCTGAGAACATCTCATCATTCTGAAACACCTTGTATCTACCACCGACAGTGCCAAGCACTGACTGTGTTGCGTCCTTATTGGTACGAACTGTTGCGAATGTTGATGGTACTTCGAGGGTATTAACACCATCATTCGATACGGCTAACGCTTGTACGTCAGCCAGTTGTACATGCCAGTCGAGACCAGCCTGTTGTGCTGCATCTCGTGCAGATGTAGCGGTGACTGCCTCACCAATAATGCTATAAGCATTACGGCGAGAGCGGATTGTTTGTTGTGTCATGTGTTTCTCCTGTTCGTTTGGTTGTGGGATTAGTATCTCATGTACGGCTGTTGAAATCAACAACTGCTTCTGAGAGTGTGTCATGATAGTGACCATTTCTGGCATGCACCAAGCCATCTTCGCTTGGATATATTCTCCATGTTACATACAGGTCAGCGATCCGTTTGATTGGTTCGACCTGCTGTCTGTCCTCTGTCCATAGACAGAGTGCTAGGTATGTATCTGGGTCTGTGTCCCAAGATCTCTTGAGATCTACTATGACCGCACCATTATTGATGCGGTCACCGATGTGAGGGATGAACATCATTTGATTGCACCTACCTTTCTTAGTCGTTCTTCGATGACGAATGATGTGTTGTCGTAACTGTTTGCACCTTCACCATCTGCACCTTCTAACCAAAGAATTACATTCTTTAGTCTGATCGTTGAGCCATCACCATACAAGCTCATGAGTAATGCACCTGCTGCGTAGTCATACACCTCAGCAATTACATCACCACTTGGGTCATGTACTTTTACTTTCATTTACTTGCTCCTTCCGCTAGTTGTTTTTTGATTATATCAACCTGCTTATTCCTTGCTTGAACCCGAAGATCCATTGCCTTTTGCATCAGTCCGTGTGCCATGTCCTCGGCTTGGTTAGCCAAGACCATGAGTTCACCGACAGTCATATCCTCGGTTCGGATACTGCTTTCCATTTGGTTCTCCTTTCGGTTGGTGTTGCTGCCATATATCTAAACAGATCTTTGATCTGTTATCAATGAAAGACAGGTGCGCCCCATGTCTCAAGCATGCTATCGCTTGTGTCTTTGTCATCAAGCAGGGCATCAGCCAGATTGCACACCTCTTCTGGAAACTTGCTCCAGTTTTGTGCGTCGTATGTGAACTCTCCACCTGTAGGTGGGAGGATACGTGCGTCTATGTCTACGACTTGGCGTGTGCCGTCCTCGTATTCTTCTAGCGTTCCCCATAGGTGAACGCCCCATTCCTTACCATCAACTGTTATCCAATTGTATTGTGTTATGTCAGTCATTGACTAACTCCTTTACTAGTTGGTTGTCCTTGAGATATTCAAGGACAAGTTCATCTATGGTTTCGTAGTCTAATCCGTAGTAGTGACTGCCCATATCTACGAACCAATTGTCTTTGACCATTTGGTCAAAGGCTTCCTCACGAGTGGACGCTAAGGTTAGATCGTGAAGTTCAGGTCGCTTGTAAATATCCTCAAGCGATTGCCATATTGCAAGGTCTTGCATTCCCAATCTACGATAGTGATTGGTGTAGTTAGATAGAGTTGTCTCTACCTGTGTGATCATGAATGACGCTTCCATGTTTGCTCCTATCTCTTGGTTGCACTGAATCGGATGTCGGCTTTGCCGACAATGCATAGCCCGCAGCTAACGCAGGCTGACCCACTGGTGGAGATGAGTGGGATTTGCTTGGTCAATGCTGGACATTTAGCACCGACCTTGCCAGTTATGCGAAGCATTTCCTTCTCCGCATTTGCGAATGTATCTGACAGCCACGCTAGTTTAGTGTCTGTCTCACGCCGAACTTGTTCGGCAATGTGTTTGTTCTCTTGGTCTGCGCTGTAATACAGCGACAGATTATCTAATCCCGATAGGGAATAGGCAGCAGATCGCACTCGTGTGTAGCACCAGAACTGTACGTCTGGGTACATCATGATTACTTTCTGCCATGCATACTCATATGTTTGGTTGAAGAAGTCGCCGTCCCAGTGGATGCGGAATAACTTCGGGGCATTCCGTTTCTCACAGTCCTTGACGAAGTCACTGACCATGTCGTCAAGTAGTTCAACCATTTGGTTGATGTCGGCGTCCTTCAATAGTTGCCAGTTGTGAATGAGAACTTCTCTCACTCCCTTGTATACACGCTCGAGCTTGCCTGCATAACACACCTTCTCGCAGATACTTGTGGCATCAGGACATGAGAAGGCTTTGCCTGCTGGCAAGCCAAAGGTGTTGCGAATTGCTGAAGCCTTGCCAGTTGGCGAGACTAGGTTGGTGACTTTGCGGTCATGACTTCTAAGTAACGACAGCATCTTGCTCCTTTCTGTTGGTTAGTTGTTGCCCTATATTTAAAGCACATCTTTGATGTGCTATTTATTGCGTATAGCCCACGCTAAATCATCTGCGTATCGCCTGCTATCAGCCCATGCATTCTCTCCATAAAAGTATTTGGTTCTAACATTAGAACCACCTACCTTGAAGAAGAAGTCGTCGATATCAGCAGTGAATACTTGGACATACTCATTGCCGTTATCATGCGGGATCCATTGCTTAACCTCACCCACCTTTGGCTTTGTTAGTCGTGATTTATACATTGGTTTTTCTCCATTCATCTATGTATCCCTCCGCTAGTAAACCTTCGAAGAAATCCCATACTTTCAGTAGCCCATCCTTTATCTCCGTGTCATTAGGCGGGAGATAAAACTCTGCCCTCTTTAAGGCAGTGCCGAACTCCTGTATATCCTCATACTTGTAGCCCATCATGCTTGCTCCTCCTCTTCCTTGAACTCGCCTTCTCTTAGGCGAGTGATTACTTCATCAACAATTTCATTATAGAAATTGTCTGTTCGTCCTTGTATTTCATCTATTGCTGAGGATAATTCATCCTCACTAGGCATCTCTGCCTCAGCGAACTCGCTCTCGAATAGATAGAGCAGTTGTGCGTTGGTCATATCACACATTGGTTTTCTCCTTATCTTCCATGGCGTAGCCATTGGCTTCGCATTTATGTTGGTGTTCATCTTCGTCATACTCATTCCAGTATTCATCACCATGTTCCCATTGCTTGCCACATGCGTAGCATTTCTGGGCGAACTCGTTGATTGTTATACACTGACCATTGATGAACTCAAGTTCACCGCCCCAGCCTGTCTCTTCCTCGAAGTCAAGGTTGAAACTGACATCAGGGTATTGCTCTGAAAGAGCAGTCAATGCCCCTTCAGCAACACCCCAAGGGGTGTTGAACCTATAGTTAAGGGAAGTCTCGTCCTCTTCCACGAGCTCAGGCTCGCTGGCGTCCCACTTGACACCCCAATTGCTGGTGTTCCAGTTATACCAGTTGTATTCGGTATCGCCGTATGATTTCCCATCATTCCAGCCTTTGGCTGAATGGTATTCGTCCATCTTGTCAGCAGGTGGGCGAATGATGTTCCAAAAAGATAAATCTTTTTGAACAGTTTCAGTTGTCCATGTATCAGACGCAAGGTCTTGATGTTTGGATTCATAAGGCGCAGATAACTGCGCCTTAATCTTGGCAATTACTTGAGGCTCTGCCTCAATTAGTAGAGAGTTGTAGCACCAGTTAGGCATCTTGGTATTCCCCTTTCGCTAGTCCATACTTGACGAATAAATCAAAGGCAACTCCGTCAACAGTTTTCTTGACGAAGTCAATCTCTACGCATGTATCCCATGTAGACGCTGTGTCTGTGGTTGCGTAGATACCGAAGCCAGTTTCTGACTTCCATTGTTCTCCAATTAAATTGGAGATGACGATACGAGTTCCATAGGAAGGGTCGTCCCAGCGTGGCTCTGCTACTGACAAAGCACAAGCCAAGTCAACCTCCCATGTAGTCTCGCCCCAGTGTGAATACAACACCACCTTTGGTGATGCTGGTTCGCCTGTTGCTGTTTCCTCGTCTTGTATAAAGACGAAGTTTATTCTTGCTCCCATTATTGTTGCTCCTTTGCTAGTCGTTGCTTGGCTTCTGATATTGCTTGCTCGATTGCGTATCGCATATCTGATAGTTCATATCTATCGAAGATAGCGTTGGCTAACTCCCATTCTTCGGTAGTTAGAGTGTCGCCTTCATAGGTCATGTCCTCTTGGTCATACCATTGGCAGGCGATTTCAGCGTTAGGGTCTAACTCCTTTAGGAGTTTGATTGCGTTTGCTACTATCATGCTTGCTCCTCCTTTTCTGTGTAGATGTCGGTGTCATCACCTTCATCACTGCCGAACAACTCTTGCCAGCAGGTATTACATGTGCCTGAGATAAGCAACTCTCTATCTCCGATAGAGAAGTCAGGGAAGATTTCTTGCACGAGTCTGCGCTCGCCACGAGGAAGCGCATACTCAGCGAACTGCTCAGGTGAAGCGGTTAAGTAGGTCGGCTCATTACACCGACGGCAATTCATTACTGCGGTTTGTTGCGTTCTCATAGTTGCTCCTTTCTGAAGCGACAAAAGAGGGGATAGCGATTTGCTACCCCCCCTAATAAGCAGATCTTTGATCTGCTATCTTTGACGAGCGAGCCACTCACGAACTGCCCTGCGAGCGACGATTAAACCGATAGCGAAACCGCTACCGAATAGAGCGATTGCTACAGCAATCAGGTCTGTGTAAAGCAAAGGTAATGTGGTCATGCGACTACCTCCAATCTTGCCCAGCCACCTGAGTTTTCATTCAGTTTGGTTAGTGTTTTTTCTACCTCTGGTAGAATTAGGTCTTGCGCCATTTGAGTTAAGAACAAGACTCTGTCTTGTTCAGGTAGGGCAAGGAGTTTCTTGATTGTTGGATTGCTTTCGTCAACTACACTTTGTAGTTGAAGTGTGAATGGGTGTGTGATGGTAGTCATTAGGCGACACTTCCCTTCATGGTTAGGTAAGCCTTTGGCTCAACCTTGGCTATCTCGCCTGCTACAAGCGTGAAGTTTGGATAAGCCTTGAATGATGCTAGAATTGCCTCAATCTTCTTTGAAGATTTGGCGGTGTTGGTAGTGATACGCACCTTGGCGAAGACACGCTTGTCATCTGCCTTGGCTACATGAACAACGCCGTTCTTAACGACGCCGACTAGTGTCTTACTTTCAACTGTTCTCATGCTGTCCTACTTTCTGCCTTTCGGAGTTTCCGTTTCGGCGACATCTATCAAAGCAAATCTTTGATTTGCTATCAAAGAAAGACAGGCGTGATCACGAGCTCGCACATGCGAGCAGCCACTAGCCAATCCGTCAATTCATGCGGTGTGGGCGCACATGCGCCCGCATATGAGGGGTTTCGCACATACACAGGCACACACATGTCATGACATGACATACACGCACAGTGAGCCGACACTCCGTCTATTTACGCTCAGTGTTTGACATTCGGCTCGAGGTATGGGATAATTCTCGGTGTTGGTTGAGGTGGTCTCAACAACTCTGAAAGGACAGCAAGATGAATACATACGCAAATGAAGACCTATTCGCAGACCTAACCGCAGAGATTGCGGAGGTTAAAGCGTTTTACAATGTGCCTACGCTTGAGCATGTTCCAGATAGCGAACT